TATCCTTGTCCTCTTTGTAAGAGCCATGAGTGGATGCCCATAAGTCCAAGTCCAAGACGACGATTCTTTTCCCTAACTTTATAGACCTTTTCATACGGCAAGTCTGCTCTGAGAGTCCCACATACGAGAAATTTGGAGCCGAGAGCAACGATGTTTTTGAACTCCTCCAAATCTTTAATATTAGAGATATTGATTGAGCCAAGATTGCATACATCACTATCGTCTTCAGAAGTAACTTCAGTACATGCGTTTCGTAATGTTTCATTTTGTTTAGCACCAAAGTTAAAGCTAAACCCCGGTTCACCTGTCATCATAGCTTGACGACAATTCTCTACGAAGGTATGCAGTGAAGCGCGATCTGCGTTGTAGAGCCACTTGTCATCATAGTTAACAGAGATGTTAGTCATGTCAAGAGGAGCCGCAGCATTGAAGTCTTTAAGCTTCATTGCCTTGACTTCATCAGACCAGTTCTTTGCTTTTAAGAATGCAGGGATGTCTTCGTGTAGCCAATTCAGCGAGGCGTAAATCGCGGAACGTCTTGAGCCTCCCTGCATCACTCCACGGCCTACCTCGTTGATCATCTGCATCAAAGGAATAGGACCACTCGACAAGCCACCTGTACGACTCAATGGTTTCCCTTCTGGTCGGAGAATGGAATAGTCGATACCAATACCACCTCCAGTCATTAGACAGCTTACTGAGCGTTGTGTTAGATCTGCCCATTCTTCCCTCGTGTCATGCTCTGCACGTAGCAGAAAACAATTGTTAAAGTAGCTATTCTTACGACCACCATACCACAAGTAACGACCACCCGGAATGAACTTCATCTCTTTCATATACTGGGTTAGTTGATCACGATCTTCTTGAGACATTAGTGCGCGATCCTTGCCAAAGCGCGTTCCGCACACATCTTCAATCACTCGTTCAGACAAAGCATCCCATGTATCAGTTGGACCTTGTGCATACTTTGTCTTAAAGATTGTCTCTGCAAAGCTATTTTTAAACCTTTGTTGTTGCATATTCTCTCACCTGTTGCTTCCACTCTTCATCTTGTAGATGGTTGAGCAGAACTTTTTTTATTGTTCTAGCTTCGTGTTGTTGTTTCTTGATGGGGTTAGTAGGATTCTTCTTCCCCACCCATTGCTTCGGTAGTTTCACAGTAATAGTTCCGTATCTTTTCTTGTTGATCGTAGATATAGCTTTCAAGAATGTCAACCAATTCTTCACTAGACAAGTCTAATATTTCTATTACTGTTATTTCATCCTCATGCTTTAGTTTTTCTTTGAGATCGTCGAAGGTCATTTTATTTTTTAAAGTTAGCTACAATTCGAGTACCAAACAAGAAACCAAAGGCAATGTTAGCACCCTCAAGACCAATATATTTTACTTCGATTGGAATGTCAGGAAAGAATGAGAGAGACAGGCCTCCTATAATGCTCAGGAAGGCAGCTACGTAGCGCGCAGAGCCACGCAAATCTACTACCCACTGGGATGGTGTACCCCCCGGATTATCAAGGGCTGCAATAGCGTTTAAACGTTTAATCTCCTGATCATCTAGTTGGATCTGTTCAGCTACTGTAGTGGGTTTGACACCACCAGCAAGGTGGGTGATGCCCTGCTTGATACCCTCAATACCAACCGGAATTAGTGCAGATAGAATTGTTGTTAGTAGAATACTCATATAGGCATCCAATTAAATAGTTTATTATCTAGCTCTTTGGCAAGTAGATTATTGATTGTCTTAGCCACTTGTCTAATCTCCAATTGTGCATGTGTGTCGGCTCTAAGGGCAATGAAATCCAACCATGCTTGGAAGTTTCCTGTAACAATAAGTTCAGTTGTAGTAGCTTCTGGGAGCACAAAACGCGCATCTTCCTTCTTAACTCCCAATGAAATAAGTTCATCATAAGCCATCTGAGATTGCAAGACTGCTGTGTAGTATGCTTTATGTTGCTCATCAGTTAATGTAGGAGTAATAAAACTAGAATTCTTCTCAGAGCAATATCGCTGACTTCGTTGAAGAAAATCTAGGTGCTTGGATCTAACAAACTGATGACTACAGACTCGGCTGATTCCTGAGACATGAAACGTCGCCGTTGCAAATCTAAGTGTTGCTAAATGACCGCTATCTTTACAGTGAAGTGCCCGTCGAATATTTGCAGCAGGTTCATTTTTAGATCCATAACAAATACCGGCAAGTTGTCCAATAAACTCAACTGCGTTTGGTGTTATGAATTTGAGTTCAACGTGCATCTCCACTCCCTTGCAGAGCAGCCCTCGCTTTGCGATCCTCTAGTTTAGCATGATTAATGGTAAGAAGATCCTCAAAATCATATCCAAGGGCATCTGCCAGACGTGCGATATACCAGCAAACATCTCCCAATTCATATACAATACCACCAATATCAAGCTTACCATCACGAAGATACTTCTTGATTTTGTCAGCAACTTCACCAGCTTCTCCACTAAGACCAAGTGCTAGATAGGTAAGCTCACGATCATCTTCAAGACCAGCGCCGGGGTAGATTGCAGTGGTTACTGTCCAGTCTTGGTATTTATTTGCTTCCATTTACAAATTCCTCAAAGGCGATAATTGCATTTAGATAATCTCTAGCTTTGTATAGATCTTTAATACCCTCCTTGTCTTGCCAACGGTAAACATATTTCATAATGTTTCCTTCAGCAAATGGTACGCGCTTTTCAACAAGAAGATCCATCAAACGTGTGTCTTGGTAGTGATCAGGACTCTGCATAACGTTCCTTTAGATAGTCAAGGCTAACAAACATCTCATCAAAGCAACCATTCTTTACTTGGTGAGCCATTAGAATACCTCGGAAATGATTGTTAGTTTGATGGTCTAGATAAGCTTCATTATGCTCGTAGCAAGAACCAGCGATAATGCAAGTGATAGTAGATCCATCAGGACGTTTGCCATAGGCGACTTGCTTGCCTTGCTGATGCCCAGCAATACAAGACATATGAAGTTTACTAACCATAGCTGAAGCAGTTGTGGCTGGCCTGCCCATAACGCCGGTTGGAAAGTAATGGCTGTAAGCAATCCCATCAATAAAGACAGGTTTAAGAAAGTCATGAATTTCCCAATCTTGGTAAGGAAGATCATCATATTTGATTAACCCCTCCAGTTTCGGGTCATTTTCAATTGCTCTTTGAATACGCTGTTCATGATTACCTAGACATAGAACAAGGCGTGGATTATACTGTTTCTTTTTGTTCTTTGATGCATTGAAGTTATATTCATAGATAGGAGACAACAATTCTTCCATTGCTTTTCGTGCTATTGCAATGTCTTTAGTGTAGCGCCGACCTTCAAATGATTTCTTACCTACATCATAAGAACTAAGAGACTCCATATCTACAAAGTCACCAAGATGTACTACTACATCTGGTTTCTTTTCTACAATATACCTACCAATTCTGCGTAGAAAAGAGAGATCATCTCCCTCCTTTACTTGACAGTCTGGAATGATGAGATGTTTAGTCAATGTAAGTAGCCTCTATTAGATGATCACCTTCGTAGTGAATATATAGATTTGCTTCTTCTTTGGTTTTGAATTGTTTAATCACTACATCACCATCTGAATAGTACAATTTAACTGTAATCATTTACTCTCCTCTATCCAGCTTTGAATAACATCTGTATCTTTTATAGAGCAATACTTAAAGCCATGCTTAATAGCCCAAGCTTCATGTGTTGTCTTCATACCTCCACACAACTTCTTGTTGTTTGCAAAGATAAAACGAAGATCAATGTCAGGAAACTGCTGTTTAATTAATACATATTTATTACGTTCTTGTGCGTCACTGAGATACCCTTTTGTTTCAAGGAGAATATTCTTAGGCAATGTCCAATCCACAGTATAAACGTGCTTGGATTCTGGTACGATATAATTAATCTTAGTTACTTCATAATCATATTCAGCTTTACCTTCTTTAAGAATTTCCTCAAAGGTTAACTCTAGTTTACTCCTTCGTTTTTTATCAGACATTGACTAGATCCAAAGCTGATGATTTGCTTGCATACATACCTTGAGAATCCCATTGGATTGGATACCAAGTATCATCATCCTCTGAGTAGTATGCACCATTTAGGTATCGTTCATAAAAGATTTCATAGATTCTAACATCAGAACCAGCTCGTGTTCTAACGCTTCTGGTAAAATCAATTCGGAATTTTGTAGCTTTTGTGCCCATGTAACTCCCTCTTTCTGACATATCCAAAGACAAGTTCCATTCATAAGGAAACGCTTTGGGTCATCATATTTATTATAGACAAGATCAAAAAGATCTTGCTCTGTTTCTGCGGAACTGAGGTACTTCTTAGATTTTACAGGACCAAGACCAGCAATACCAAAAATATTGTCGGTAGCATCCCCAATGAGCATCTGAGAATAGAAATGTAATATCCCCTCTTCGTGGGTTACTTGTGTTAGATCTCCATACTGTTGTTTTTTCCAGTTGAAATGATTGCCGGGGATCATCAGCAAATCTTTATCAAAGGAACAGAGCACTGTTTCATCTGTTTGATTCATGCCAAGAAGATCATCAGCCTCATAATATTCCTTGACTTTTGCGTTCCATTCTGTTAGGAGATACTCTTTACACTGCTGCAGCCATTGTGGTGGTTGCATATCTTTGCGGTTAGCTTTGTACTCAGGATTAATTTCTTTTCTAAAATTAGATTTAGTTGAAAGAAACAATTGATACTGCTCACAGTCACTGGCCTCTAGAATTTCACGCATTAGCTTATCACAGCGAAAGAGTGCTACATCTACAGGATCTTCTTCTCCACAACTAGCTGCACATGGATACGCTACAAGATCTCCATCAATCAGAGCAATCATACAGCCATCTTTCTATCATGAACACCAATACCACCCATTTTAAACTGTGCCTTGGTGTAGATACGCACTACTCTACCAGAACCACACTTAGGACACTCCTGCGCATCTGTCAAGCGTGTTAGCTTCTCATACTCATGACTACATTCTAAACATTTAAAATCGTACAATCGTAAACTCATACTTTCTCCAATAAGCCCCCGAAGGGGCTATTATTTTTAGTAAGGAATGTCTGAGTCATCCTCTTCATCTTTAGTTGGCAAATCTGCGAGAGGAATAGGTGCTACATCATGACCAAAGACATAAGCCTCAAATTCCTGCGCTACGCGGATTACGTCAGCAGCAGTTGGTGGCTTCTTACCATCTTTCAATAGTTCTACTGCGCTTGATACGGATGACTGTCGGACGATAAGAATCTGTCGTTGAGCACGTTCCTCGGCGGTTTCATAGGTAGACTTAGGTGACGTGTTGATCTTGGCACCTGTGGCTGCTGGTACAGCCCCAGCGGTGTCCACAGAATTAGATGAAGTAACAGCAGTCCAATCCCAATACCCTTTCTCATTCTTAATGAGTTCAACATTAAAGATCTCACCTTTCTTAGCATCTACCATCGTCTTATAGACAAGAGGGTTGGAGAACGACATTAGCTTCTTAGAAGATACTTGATTTTTGATGAGATCCTTGTAGGCAATCTCAGCCATCTTGTACTTGCCTTTGTCTTCTACATCTGCGCTAATAAACTGAATCTGAATTTGCATTTATTTTCCTTTTGATTTTAATACAATGTCACTACTTAGTGTTTCTTGCAACTGTTGGATGAATCTAGTCTTTGAAAAACTAGTCTCCGTTCTTGGTAAAACATGAGGCTGTTTAATATCTTTTGGAATTAGCATGTCTCCTTTGACTGCACCGTTTAGGTATTTAAACAAGATAGTGGATATATACCAAGGAGGAGCTTGTAATTCTTTTGAGATTTGTTGGACAGATTTATTATCAAACTTTGTATAAAGTGTAATAGCATCCTGCTCAATTAAAGAAAGCTTTCTAGCCTTGTGCATATATTATACCGATCTTTTTAAATTTGTCAAGGGATTGATGTCAAGTCTTTTAGATTTGGACCAGCTTCTACTTCACCTATCATTGGAAGATCCCATTTGATCCCATAAGCCTTCTCAATGTTTTTTGGTAGATCTTTAAACACCTCTATGAAAATTTCCTTAACGGTATTAACCTCGTCTGGAGGTGAGTCGGCAGTAATACTATCGTGAATAGTGCTAACAAGTAAGCTGCGCAACTTGTAACGAGAAAAACGGGCAGCAGCACTAACCCTAGCAACAGCCATAACGTCCGCACCAAGACCTTGATTGGGATAGTTAGTAATTTCATACTCGGAATACTCCGTTCCTTGTCCTTTTCTATATTTGTTGAATCTGTATGACCGTCCTAATGGACTAGTTAAACGCCCTGTTTCATTTACTTCCTGAAGATACCTCATGTGGGTCTTGTATAGACCTTGATACTTGGAGTAATACTGATCAATAACGTCCTGCCAATACTTCTGCGAGGTGCTTACAGACATAAAATCTGGATCTCTGCTATAAGCAAAGGCAGGTCCGCGATAAATCCATCTAAAGAGAAATACCTTGGCAATCAAGCGACTTGGTAGATTAAACTTTGTCTGGTTATCACGGTGAATATCCACGTTACTTGGATCATTTACTACTCCATGCCATTCTTCAATACCAACCTTGTCTTGACTTAGATGTAAGTAAGTGCACCATTCGAGGCTTTTGGCGTCCACATTCACGATGGTCATTTGTACCTACTCTCACAAAGTTGTTTTCCAATTGGAGGAATATTCTGTCCGTTAGGATTAGAACTTGCAACTCGTCCAGTGACAGCAACGCAGTTGTTGTATGAAGGATGCAATATTGTTCCCCAATTCATTTCTTCCAGTTTCTTTGGTAATCCCTTTAGATATGTACCATTTAGTTTCTCCATTTTTGCACGTTCTAGAATTAGATCAATCAACTTGGCTACTGCCTTTTTCGGTCGTAGTGATCGTAAAACCGGCTCTGCAACAGACAAGTTATCCTCGTCGTTGTTTATTTTAAGAGGCGATACCAATCTTGGAAAATTGGTAGAGGTTTCCAGATTTTTGTACTTAATGTCACCAATGCGCTGACCTGACTTAAAGACCCCCACAGGAACTTTTGTTGTGCGTTTAACATCGCCGCCATAAAGGACACTTGATTTTTCAGCATTTGAATTCCAATTAATTTCAAAATCTACTAGTCTATTTAAGGTATCCTCAATTTCAGCTACCTTAGTATCGTATTCTTCAGCTAGAGATATAGATTTATCTTTGTTGTACAGCAAACCATTCCATTCCATTTCAAGAAGTACCTGCAAATCCAGCATATGAAGTTTAAAAAGACTATATTGATGCTTGTTTGTAGTCTCAAAGTTTTTCATCTGGTCCAGATATAGTTCATGCGTAATTTGTACGTCTTGAATACAGTAATCTTCTAGTTCTTTTTCAGGTATATCGCATGTGTCAATCCCTTTATTCCAATAATTTTCAGCAATGTAATCAAATTTATCACCAAGACCACGTTTTGCACACGAATCTTTTAGATTGGGGAATCTTATTGTTTGGTCAGAAAATAGAAACTCAGCGTACTGACAATCGTAGAGACGAGTCCCGAAAGCAGGGACAAACCCAAACTCACGTCGAAGCCAAGACAAATCAAACTTGAGATTGAACCCGATAAACAACTTAGTAGAATTAAGAATCTCATTTATAAGGCCAACGTCCCACGGCTTTTTGAAACTTAATAGTTGAATAGAATTCTGGGATATAACCTTCATTACTAGTAGGCATACATATGTCTCCGGGTCATG